GGACATGAATGCGATGAACGATCCCGTAAGGCGTCGGAAGCCGTAACCTGCGGAGATCTTGATACATTGTTCGCAGATCTTCCCGTCGTGGAGCAGGCCGCATCCCGGCGGGAAGAGGACCGCAGCGGGGACGGTGAGCCCCTGTTCGGGCCGGCCGCGCTCACCCTGCTGCGGAGCAGGGCGGAAAACTTTATCCCGGCGGCCAAGGCTGCCATGAATGGGAAGGCGCACTAATGGCGGCCATCTCCACTTCCGAGGCCAACGACCTCCCGGACAGTGCCTTCGCTTACATCGAGCCGGGGGGTACTAAGGATCAGGACGGGAAGACCACGCCCCGCTCGCTGCGGCACTTCCCCGTCCACGACGCCTCACACGTCCGTAACGCCCTCGCCCGCGCCGGCTCGTCCCCGTTCGGGGAAAAGGCGATGGCCAAGATCCGGACGATGGCCAAGAAGTTCGGTGTCCACGTCGGTGAGTCCAGCCTGTCCCGCGACTACGAGCGGCGCGAGGTGCGGATCACCAGCCAGTTCCGTGACCTGGACCGGCCGATCGAGATGCGCGACATGGGTACCGAGGGCAAGTGGATCGGCGGCTACGCCACCGTGTTCATCCCCCGCGAGTCGAAGAACCTCGGCGGCTTCAAAGAGCGCGTCATGCCAGGGTTCTTCAACGAGGTGCAGTCACGCGGCTGGAAGAACGTCGATGACGGCACCGGGGTCGTCTGCCGGTACAACCACGACTCGAACATGGTGCTTGGCACGACCGACGCGGACACACTGCGGCTCGGGCCGGACCGGATCGGGCTCGACTACATGGTGAAGCCGCCTGAGTCCCGCGCCGACATCCGCGAGCTGGTCGAGCGGCGCGACATCCGGTACTCGTCCTTCGCGTTCCGCTGCCACCCAGGCGGTGACGAGTGGGACTGGCGCGACGGCCTGGCGCTGCGGACCCTGCATTCGGGTGACCTGATCGACGTGGCCCCGGTGCTGACTCCGGGTTATGGCGACACCACTTCGATGCTGCGGGCGTTCGACGCGGCCCTGTACTCGATCGCCGACTACGTCCAGGCTGAGGTCGAAGAGGTGCGGGCGTTCGCCGCTGACGACGATCTGCGCAAGTTCTTCGTCCGCAGTGACCGGCCCACCATGCCGGCTGCTGGCCCGCGCAAGGGACTGTTCGGCCCGGCCGCGCTCACGCAGATCCTGATGCGCCGGCGCGACCAGTGGGACGAAGAGGGATAGTTGCGGATCGCCTGCTTCTACACCGATCTGCACCCAGCCTGTAAGAACGCCCTCCCGGCGGATACGGAACTGGTGTGGACCGGCGACGGCGACGACGCCTACTGGCGGGAGATCAGTAAGCGCTGGGACGGGTCAGATGACCTGCTGATCATTGAGCACGACATCGAGATCCACGATCAGGTGCTCTCCCAGCTCGCGTCCTGCTTCGGGGACTGGTGCGTGTTCCCATATGAATACGGTCCCCGGTGGGACGAGGCACCACTGATCAACAAGGCGCTCGGCTGCACCAGGTTCTCCGCTCAGCTCCAGCGCGAGTTCCCCACGGAGAAGATCGCGCTGAGCGTGTCGCTCACCTATGGGCTGCCGCCAGTGCCGTTCTGGCATTCGTGTGACCTGTATATCCGCCGCGCCCTCACCCGGGCCGGCGTTAAAGAGTGTCAGCACCGGCCCCTGGTGACCCACCACAGGGGCAGAACGCTGGTGTAAGATCGCCATCAGGACGGAGTAGGCCATCCCGTCCTGGATAGGCCGCAGGGCCGGGGTAATTCCCCCGCCTCCTGGCTGGAGCCCGCCGGGGATCACCATCCCTACGGGCTTCAGGAGGAGCCGATGGCCAGCGAGGTCACCAAGCGCCTTCGGGACCGCCGCCTCAACGTCTGGGAGCAGTGCAAGGCACTGGCAGACACGGCGGCGACCGAGAACCGCGCATTTTCTGCGGAAGAGCAGGGCAAGTGGGACGTCCTCAACGAGGAAATGGACACCCTCGACACCCGCATCAAGGCAGCGCTCGACGCTGAGCAGCGCTCCGCCGAGGCCGACCAGGCGTTCAACCGCCTGCACGCCGACGCCGAGGGCAAGAAGATGGCGAAAGACCCGGCCATCAAGATGCTCAACACCGAGCTGCGCAAGTTCCTGCTCGGCGACAGCCGGGGCAACGCGCCTGGTGGGGCCTACGAGGTGGCCCGCCCGGACAACAGCCGCATCAACTGGAACTACGGCCCGGTCAACCTGGCCGAAGTCCGCAGGGCAGAGGCTGAGTACCGGACCCTGGTGTCCACCAACGCCGGCTCGGGCGCGAACCTGGTCCCGACCGACTTCTACGACCAGCTGATCGCCCACCTGATCGAGGTCAGCGGCATCCTCCAGTGCGGCCCGACCGTGCTGAACACCGCTGGCGGCGAGAACCTCCAGATCCCGAAGACCACGTCGCACTCGACCGCGACCGCCGTAGCTCCCCAGGCGGGCACGCTGGCGCAGTCCGAGCCGCAGTTCGGCCTGGTCACCCTGGGTGCCTTCAAGTACGGCATCCTGCTCCAGGTCGCACGCGAGCTGCTAGACGACAGCGGCGTGGACCTCGTGGGGTATCTGGCCATGCAGTCGGGCCGGGCGCTGGGCAACAAGTTCGGTTCCGACCTGGTGACCGGCACCGGCACCACGATGCCAAACGGCCTGATCTCCACCGCAACGGTGGGCGTCACCGGCACCACCACTGGCAAGGGCGGCGCTGCCCAGTACGCCGACCTGGTCAACCTGGAGTACAGCGTCATCGCTCCCTACCGCCAGAGCAAGTCCTGCTACTGGCTGGCGAGGGACGCGGCGATCGGTGGCTTCCGGCTGCTGCTGGACGGCCAGTCGCGGCCCATTTGGGAGCCGAGCATGGTGCTCGGCAGCCCTGACCTGCTGCTCGGCAAGCCACTTGTGGCGGACCCGTTCATGCCGGCGGTGGTCACTGGTGGCAAGTCGATCGCATTCGGCGACTTCTCCCAGTTCTTCGTCCGCATCGTCGGACCGGTCCGGTTCGAGCGGTCGGACGACTTCCTGTTCGGCTCGGACCTGGTCGCCTTCCGCGCCCTGATCCGTGGCGACGGCACGCTGGTCGACCAGACCGGCGCGGTCAAGCTGTACCAGGGCAACGCGGCGTAGTTCGTGAGTCCCCGCCCGCCCTTCCAAGGGGCCGGCGGGCGGGGACTCATCACAGGAGGATTAACATGGCACGGTACGACAGCAGCTCGGTGAACGAGCCGGGCCAGTACCCGACTACGGCGTGGAGCAACTTCGGCCTGCCCGAGCAGAACTTCGGCTCGGGCGCACCGGGCAGCTCTCCCACCTCCAGCCTTGACGACGTGGGTGACACGAACGAGCCTGGCCAGTACCCGGAGCGGGAAACCTTCACGGGTGTGGCGCTCGGTGGCACGGGAGCACCGGGCAGCCAGGGCGTGCCCGTGCCCAGCTGGAGTCCCGGCAGTGGCGGTGACTCGGTCGTTTACAGCCAGCCAACGTTCTACAAGGGCCAGCGCGACGCCGGCACCTACAACACTGACGAGAACGCCGGCAACCGCGAGTCAACCGCCAGGGGGTCGGTCTCTGGCGAGGCCGACTGGACCCAGGCGAACGACAACTCCTACGGCCCTGGCTGGAACATGCCCGGCGTCGAAGGCAACACGCCCACCCCGGGTTCGGGCCAGTTCCAGACTGGTGCAGGCAATGTGATGTACGGCGGCCGGCTCAACGGCACCGGGCACACCAGCAAGCACCCGTCGTGGTCGGGGCCGGGCACCTGATGGAAGACCTGACCGGCCGGTTTCCGGCTGGCCTGACGCCGAGCAGTCAGGCCAGCCCTGGCCCGACTGCCCAGGGTGATCTGCACAAGATGACCAGGTCGGGGCCGGGCACCGATTCGGTCGTGAACATCCCGGACCTCCTCGATCCCCCGGAGGAGAACCCGAGCAGCGGCCCGGTGATCCCGGTGAGCCACCCGGGCCAGCATTCGCGGGTGGTGGAAATGGAGAACGCCGCTGGGGCTGGCGGATTCCACACGATCACCATCGGCGGAGTCTGGAAGGAACTGCCCTGATGGCTTTGCCACCCACGCCGCCGCCTTCGTCTTCAACGGTGCCCGTGTGGCCAGGCGAGTCAATTACGGGCCAGGCCAGCCCGCCGCTGGCGGGCGAGCCCATTCCGCCGCACTATGTCATCGGGGATGACTGGCAAACGTCCTACTACGACTCGAACAGCCCGGCCCCGCTAGGTGTCTACGTCAAGATCCCTTCGGGTGAGGTGGACCTGACGACCGGGCGCAGGACGGGCGAGGATTTCCCCAGCACCGGCATGTGGAAGCAGGTATAGCCATGGCTCAGCCCGTATCGTCGCCTATCACCTCGACCCCCTCCCAGCCAGGCCAGCCGTGGGATGCCGGTTCCAGCGCTCCCGTTGACGCCTGGGTGACTGTCGATGACAACAGTGGTCCCGCGAGCCTGCAAGGTGGCCAGGTGCAGGGCGACTTCCCCAGCTCCTCGCCGTGGCGTCAGGTCTAACGCCCTAGCCCGGCCAGGTACCGGGTGAATGCCGGGTACCAGTCGATCTCGTCCCAGCCAGGCTGCCGCTGTGCGTCATAGTGGCGGCCAAGGAATAGCTCATCGACACCGATGCCCCACTTCTGTATCCAGCGGGCGAAGCATTCGGCGTCGTGGTACGGGCCATTGAAGTTCTGCCGCGTTTCCAGCACCTCGCCCACTTTCGGTGAGCCATGCCAGAACCGCGCCAGCCCCACGTCGTTGTGCCGCATCTGCCATATGTGCTCGTCATGGACTGACAGCCGGTCGGGGCAGGTTTGCAGGGCGCGCAGCTCGTAGTCGGCTTCGGGACCACCGATGGCGCGGAACCGTTCATCGAACCAGCCGATGGCGTTGAACCCGGCCAGCGACTGGAGCTGGATCGTGTCGCCGTGCGGGGCGATGTAGGTGTCGTAGCCACCGATGAGTTTGTCCCATCCGGGCAGTACCACCACGTCATCCTGCGACATCAGGCACCAGTCGCGCTCGGCGAAGGTGTGCCGCATGCACTGGTTCCAGCACCAGGCGATAGAGCCGGTCTCCCAGGAGGAGCGGAAGATATTCCGCCATATCTTCACCTGCGGGTAGGTGTCCTCGATCTCGGTGTAGTCCACGGCGGGGTCGTTGGCGATGACGTTCACCGTCTCAAACTGGAATGACTCAAGCCAGCCGCTGATGGTGGTGCGCAGCGTGGTCAGCCGGCGGAAGCTCACGATCCACAGGGATATCTCGTCAGGCGTCACGCCAGCTCCTCCAGCAGGGCGGCCCCGCGTGCCACTAGCACCTCATCGAGCGGCGGTGCGTGCAGCGGGGCGCAGTTCAGCAGGGACAGGGCGGCGATCACCATCACGTCGTGGGGGATCTCGCCGCCGAGCCATTCCCCCAGCGCGGCCAGATGCTGCGGGCGAACCCGCCAGGGCCTGAAATCCCCCCGCCGGGCCTGCCCCCAGTGGACGATCATCCCCGCCGCCAGCTTGGCCAGGTCGTAGCGCCGGTCGCCCCACCTGGTTTCGCCGGCGAAGTCTTCCCGCCAGTCGATGCCGGTGAAGCTGCCATCGGGGGAGACGACCACGTTGCCGAGGTTGAAGTCGCCGTGGAATGTGACCGGCCGGCACCCTAGTTCCAGCTCGTCCCAGTCGATCCGCGAAACGGCTGCCTCCGCTATCTTCCGCAGCCCCGGCTGAAGCATCGCCACGCGGCCGAGCGTCTTGACCCGGTAGAACCGGTCACACGCCAGCGACGGGTTGAGGACCATCACCGGATGCCACAGATCCCGGTGCGCCCAGTCCAGCAGCCTCGGCACGAGCCCCATGTCGGCCTCGGCGGCCTCATAGGCGGTCACGCCTGGCACGTACTCATAGGCGAGCATGTTCGGCCTGGTGTCAGCCAGCTTCGGCACAGCCCCGGCGATCGACTCCTGGCGCTCCACCCGGCGGGTGAGAGAGTCCTGGTCGGCGCGGAACTTGACCACCCGCCCGGTGGCGGGCAGCACGTAGGTGACCTCATCCGGCTTGGTCCAGTCATACCCCGACCAGGCCGCGACCGCCTGCATGTAGGCGGCCTCGTCGCCGATGTCGGTCCATACCAGCCGGCGCACGGCCAGCGCGTGGCGGTCGATCAGCGCCTGCAAGCCACCCGTCACCTGCCGCTCCTGCCCGAGCAGCCCGGAGTCCATGATCCCGGCCCAGAACGCAGGCAGATCATGGGCCGCGATCATGGCCAGCCCGGTGTAGGCATCGCCCGGCTGTGATGGGGCGGTCTTGTCGTAGATCGCCGTCGCCGAAGCTCCGCTGGAGCCGATCCGGCACCAGCGTTCAGGCGCGGTGCCAGCCGGGACCGGTGCGACGCCGGCCCAGGAGAGCGTGATGTCCCACAGCTGATCCGCCTGCCACAGTGTGTCGCATGAGGTGAAGATCAGATCCTCGCCACTCATCATCAGTGGCCGGACCGCGAGCAGCGAATGGCCTGGGCCACCACCCGGGCTATCCCAGCCCTGTACTGGCGCGAACGCGATCTCCCGGTCCGGGTGTGCCAGTTCCAGGTAGTCCTTCACCTGGGCGGCCCGGTAGCCGGTGCAGACGATGATCCTCGCGTCAGCCGGGGCCAGGTCTATCTGGTGGGAGATGATGGCCCGGCCATCGAGCGGCACCAGCGCCTTGTGGAGGGCGTCACCGGCCCGGCCCATCCTGGTGCCAGGTCCGGCGGCCAGGATGACGAATGCGGTCACGTGCGGTCATAGTCGTCAGAGATGCGGACAGTATCGGTGCCGTCGTCGTAGGTGGATATCTCCAGATAGGTCAGCCACCCAGTGACCCGGTGGACGACGCCGGGCCGGATGCGGACCATGGCCCCGGCACCGCTGACACGTCCCTGATCGGCGGCATAGACGTGGCCTGTGCCGCCGATGATGACCAGCAGCTCGTCCTTGAGTTTGTGGTACTGCTCGGAGGTGCGCTCGCCCATCCGCACGGCCAGGTACTTGATTGTGAGGTCATGGCTGGATGCGCCAAGGCAGTGCATGAATCCCCACGGCCGGTGATCCACTTGCTGGCCCGCCATCAGCGCGTCGAGCAGGTCACCCGTGGGCGATGGCATCGCGGATCGCCTCCCGCACGTACTGGTCGTCGTAGGGGGCAAGAACATTGGCCACCTTTGGCGTCTCCAGGTGGTAGCGGAGCGCGGCGCGGGCGCGCTCGAACCCGGTGCCCCGTCCCCCGGTGAACCACCGCTTCCAGGCCCCGGTCCAGTAGGCGAAGTCCAGGATCTGCTGTCCGTCGTAACATGACAGGGTGCGCAGCCAGGCGTCCACCTCCACGTTGCCGAACTCGGGGGCCACGTTGTAATAGCCGGCGACCTCGTAGGAGGTGCGCTCACCGGCCCAGTCCAGGTTGTGCGCCTTCACGGCGACCTGGCCGTAGACGCCGGCGATTGCCTTCGCCCGGTCGGGGCTGATCAAGTGCCCGCACTGCCGGTCGGCCCAGATGTAGCCACCGAACTCGGCGACCGCCGCTGACGGCCTGCACACTTTGGCCGCAGTATCCAGCAGCGCATATAGCCATCCCTGGGTGTTGCGCTCGCCGCCGATCTCGATGCCGGTCTTGCCGCCGTAGCGCTGGCACAGCCGGGTCAGTTCGATGGGCTGCATGTCCTGCGCCAGCTTGCTGACGTCGAGATGCAGCACATCGAACCCTGCGTCAACGTCGGCATCGAGGGCGGTGAGCCAGTTGTCGTCAGGGTCACCGTTCTGGTACGGGCCACCGTGGTCCCGCACCACCTCGGTCTCCCCGCCGCTGAAGATCTTCACTGCCTGCACGAGGGTGGCGCTGTTGTAGCCGGTGTAACCGGGCTCGAATTCACCAACCTGCCGGCGGGACGCGACGATCTGCGCCACCCGCAGCTTCGCCGCCTCCTCGACCACGCGCCGGGACGCGGCCCCCACGCACAGCTTCATCGCATCACCCACATGGCATCGGTTCCTCGCATTCGCCGCGAGTAGACGGGCAGGATTTCACCGGCCCGGCGCACCAGCACTGATGTCCCCCCGCGTGCCCGTCGTTCAGGACGCAAAAATGCTTCAGGGTGTGCGGCACAGACGCGATAGTAGCGCAGGCCACCCACGCGGTAACCTGTGCCGGTGGAAGCCGCCGAACTGACCATGGTCTGCCCGTCCCGTGGCCGGCCCGGAAATATTGCGGAACTGGCCATCTGCTGGGAGCAGACCGACGCGAAGGCGCGGCTGCTGGTCCTGGTCGATGACGACGACCCGGAACTGGACGGCTACCTATCCCAGCATCTCGATGCCGGGATACAGGTGATCGAGGAGCCCCGCCGACTCGGGCCGATCCTCAACTCGGTCATGCCGGCCATCGCCCAGCACGGCGGAGCGGTCGGGTTCCTGGGCGACGATCACCGGCCACGCACGCCCGGCTGGGACAAGGCCCTGGTGGATGCGCTGCCCGGCGTCGCCTACGGCAACGACCTGTTCCAGGGGCGCAACCTGCCGACCGCCGTGGCGATGTCGGCGGGGATTGTGCAGGCGCTGGGATATTTCGTGCCGCCCGGGCTGATGCACCTGTATTTCGATGATTTCTGGCTGACCCTCGGGCGCGAACTGGATTCCCTCACCTACCTGGAGGATGTGATCATTGAGCACATGCACCCAGTGGCGGGCAAGGCCAGCTGGGACGAGGGATATGTGCGGGTGAACTCGGTGCAGCAGTTCAACACCGACTCCGCCACCTACCAGCGATTCATGACCACCCAGTGGCCCGGCGACCTAGCCCGGCTGCGGGAAGCAGCGTGGCGCGGTGAGTGAGTGGAAGCTGTTCGAGGGGCCGGCCCCATACTTCTCCTCCCCGGAATTCTTCGCGGCCCACCCCTGGGTGCCGCCGGCAAACCAGGCTGGCCACGCGCAGCGGCAGGCAATGGTCGGCGAGATGGTCAGCTTCGTGCTCACGCAACAGGCTGACATCAAGTCGCTGACTGACCTCGGCTGCGGCGACGGCAGCCTCCTGCACCTCCTGCGCGGCCTGCCAGTGGAGGCGTGGGGCTACGACCTGGGTGAGGGCAACCTGAAGCGTGCCGCCGAACTGGGGCTTGACGTGCGCCGGGCGGATATTTTCAGCGGGCTGGAGTACGGTGATCTGCTCATCGCCTCTGAAGTCGTGGAGCATCTGGCGGAGCCCGAGAAGTTCCTGCGGGGCCTGCCTGACTGCAAAGCACTGATCCTGTCGTCCCCGTCAGCGGAAACCGGTGAATGGCACTATGAGCATCACGCATGGGCGTGGGATATGCCCGGCTACGCCGACCTAGTGGAACGCTGCGGCTGGCGGGTGCTGGAGCACCGCGAATGTGACGGCGGGGTCAACTGGCACGGTGGCGTGACGCGCCAGCAGCGGTTCCAGGCCATCCACGCGGACCGGGCACCACAGTGAGGGTGCGGCTACGGCCAGCGTGGAGCCGCGATCAGCTGATGGCGTTCTGCCCCCGTCCTCACGACCACACGCACTGGCCTGACCACATCGTCAGGGTGGACGACACGATCCAGCTGGCCCGGGACATGGGCGTCCCCTCCGTGGTCGCCGACCTGGCGTGTGGTGACGCGGCGATCGGGCGGGCGCTCGCCCCGGACCGGCTGATCCTCGGCGATTTCGCGTCCGGCTATGAGATCACCGGGATGATCGAGGACACCATTGACATGATCGGGCACGTCGGCATGTTCATCTGCTCGGAGACGGCCGAGCATCTGGACGATCCCGACGCGATGATGGTGAAGATCCGGGAGAAAGCCGACTCGCTGGTGTTCTCCACCCCGCTCGCGGAGTTCACCGACATTAACCCGCAGCATTACTGGGGCTGGGATCATGACGGGGTGCGGGAAATGCTGGAAGCTGCCGGCTGGGTGCCGGAAATTCAGCGGGACGTGCTGCACCCGCTCGCCCACTTCCAGCTGTGGGGGTGCCGGTGAACTTCAGCTCACACAATGTTCTGCTGCCAGATGGGACGCAGACTCTCCTGGGCCAGCCGCTGGTAGCAGTGTCCGGCATATGCCAGATGACATTGCGTGCCCTGGAACTGGAGTTCGGCCCCGGCCCGCGTTCTGGTATCAGTGTGGCGGACCTGGGCTGCCTGGAAGGCGGGTATACCGCCGAGTTCGCCCGCGCCGGGTATGACGCATACGGCATCGAGGCCCGGCAGGAAAACTACGACAATGCGGTATGGCTGAAGGATGCGCTCGGGCTTGAGAATCTGGGCTTTTTTCAGGGTGATGTCCGTACGCTACTGCTGGGTACGGAGTTCGACGCCGTGTTCTGCTCTGGCCTGCTCTATCACCTCGACGCCCCGGTCGCGTTCCTGAACCTGCTGGGCAAGGTCACCCGCCGCATGCTGATCCTGCACACGCACTACTCGATGGAGAACGGCCACCCGGAAGACGCCCACCTGCCCTCCGCTAGCTGGTGTGATCCCGTCCAGTCGCAGCACGAGGGGCGCACCGGGCACTGGTATCACGAAGCGGCTGGCCGGTGGGAAAGCTACGGCAACACTAAATCGTTCTGGCTATGCAAAGACGACCTGCTGCTCAGCCTCCACGAGGCTGGGTTCACGGAGGTGTCCGAAGTGCCTGACTGGCGCGGGCCACTAGGTACCCAGACGGTCCAGGGGTCAGGCGGTGCCTACCCCGACCATGGCATGTTCGTGGCGGTCAAACCATGAAGGCGCTGATCACCGGCCACTGTGGTTTCATCGGCTGGCATTTCAGGACCAGACTGGAAGCTGACGGCTGGGAGGTGGACGGCTGTGACATCGCTGCCACCAAGCCCCGTGATGCCCGCGACCTGTTCCGGCGTGATACCGGCCATTATGACCTGGTGGTGCATTGCGCTGCCGTCGTTGGTGGCCGGCAGGTGATCGAGCACACGCCACTCGACCAGGCGGTCAACCTCGAACTTGACGCGGCCCTGTTCCAGTGGGCGCTGCGCACCCGTCCCGGCCGGGTGATCTACTTCTCCTCCTCCGCCGCCTATCCGGAGCGTATCCAGCGCAGCGGCCGGATACGGCTCAGCGAGGACATGATCGACCTGGATGCCCCCGCCTTGCCGGATGAGCTGTATGGCTGGGTGAAGCTGACGGGCGAGCGGCTGGCCCGGCTCGCCCGGCGCGAAGGGCTCCCGGTGACGGTGGTGCGCCCGTTCTCGGGCTATGGCGAAGACCAGGACACCGACTACCCGTTCGGTGCGTTCACTGACCGTGCCCGCCGCCATGAAGACCCGTTCACCATCTGGGGCGACGGGCAGCAGGCCCGCGACTTCGTCCACGTCGATGACGTGGTGAGCGCCACCCTGGCCGTGGCGGAAGCAGACATCGAGGAGCCCGTTAACATCGGCTGGGGTGAGCCGGTGACGATGAAGGAACTTGCACAGCGGTTCACTAAGGCGGCCGGCTACACGCCGGGATTTAAACTGAAGACAGGTGCGCCGGCTGGGGTCGGTTACCGCGTCGCTGACCCGGGCCGGATGCGGAAGTTTTACCAGCCGCGTGTCACCCTCGATGAGGGCATACGCCGCGCCCTGGGAGAATTATGGACCCGCTGGTCTCGGTCATCAGCCCGACCTGGCAGCGGCACGAGTGGCTGTTCGATCGCTGCATCGCCTCGGTGAAGGCGCAGGAGTACCGCAACATCGAGCATGTGATCGTCTCCGATGGTCCCGACCCGGAGCTGGCCGGACTGATCGCCCAGATGGAGATGCCGGAAAACTATTCGCTGATCTTCGAGCAGATGTCCCCCAACCCGGACCCCCGGTGGGGGACGCGCGCCCGGCTCCGTGGCCTGGAACTGGCCACGGCTAACCTGATCGCCTACCTCGATGACGACGATTCCTACCGGCCGGACCATTGCGCCCAGCTGGTGCGGGCACTGGAACGCCATCCCGAGGCAGGGTTCGCCTACACCCAGATGGCCAGCCACGGCGGCGTCATCGAGAAAGAGGCCATGGCTATCATCGGCTCGGGCGACCTCGGCCCGTGCTCTATCGGCACGCCCATGATCATGCACCGCCGGGAGCTGCTGGAAATCTCCACCTGGGGACCGCCCGACTCGATGGAAGACTGGAGGCTGGTGAACCGGTGGATGGAACGGGGCGTCAAGGCCGAGTTCATTCCGTGGGTGACAGTGGACGTGTGGCCCAGTGCTTACCGCTGAGCCCCTGTCGGTGTGGGGTATACATGACGCCCAGGCCGAGGGCAACCCGATGCCGACCGGCTGCGGCTACTTCCGCATCAAGCTGCCGCTGGAGCAGCTCGGTGCGCACGGGTGGAAGGTGCACGCCCAGGCATTCACCCCACCCGCTGAGGTGGCGAACTACCGGCTGATCGTGGGCGAGCGGCTGGACCGTCCTCAGGTGCTCGGGGCCTGGCGACGGCTGCGGCAGAATCACCGCCTCGCCTACGAGATAGACGACAACATATGGAACGTCGATGTGACGAACTTCAGCGCCTACAGCGTGTTCACCCGTTACTCGGTCATCGACGCGGTTGAAAGCTCAATCACCGCCTCCGACCTGGTGACCGTGACCACCGAGCCGCTGGCTGAGGCGGTCCGTGAACATACCAATCATCCCAACGTGAAGGTGATCGGGAACTATCTGCCCGCCTCGGTGCTGACCCTCGAACGCAAACGCCGCGATCATGTGACGATCGGCTACGCCGGCGGGTCGAGTCACGCCATGGACGTCTCGATGGTTGCCACGACGGTGCGCAAGGTGCTCGACCGTGATCCCAGCCTGCGGCTGCACATCGTGGGCGTGGACTACCGGCCCACCTTCGGCCACAACCACGCCTACCACACCCGATGGGTGGATGACCCGGCTGAGTATTGCCTGAGCATGGGCGAGAACCTGGATTTCGACATCGGGCTCGCGCCGCTCGCGGCCACCCGGTTCAACGAGTCGAAGAGCCACCTGAAGGCGCTCGAATACGCGGCGATGGGCATCCCCGTCGTCGCCTCCGACTTCGGCCCCTACCCGGGGTTCGTGGTGGACGGCGTCACCGGGTTCCTGGTGCGCAGCAAAAGCGAATGGCGGGACCGTATCCGTGAGCTGGTGGCTGATGCTGACCTGCGTGAGAGCATGGGGGCCAAAGCCCGCGAGCTGGCTGCCCAGCATACGATCGAGGGCAACTGGGATAAGTGGGCCGCCGCCTACCAGGAGGTATTGCAGTGAAGGTGAAGCTGATCCAGCAGATGAGCGGCCCCCGCTACGACGGCCGGGACTGGCCAGACTTTGGTGTCGAGTTCGAGGTGCCCGACGCCGAAGGCCGGGATCTGTGTGCCGGCGGAATCGCGGTGCCGGTGGTGGAGGAGCGCAAGGTGGAAATCGCCGCGCCGCCGCCTGACCCCACCGTGGAGGTGCGGGCCGAGCCCGAGCCGCCTGTGGAGGAGCCAATCCGGCGTGGCCCAGGCCGGCCTCCGGGCAGCCTCAACAAGCCGAAGTGAGTGCGGGCCACACTGGACCCGATGCGTTAAGCTGATCAGCGAAGGGCCGCGCCCATCGAGTTCAGTGGAGCCTGAACCATGGCACTTGCGCGGGCCTACAAGGTTGGTGTCTTCGACACCTCGACGCCCCTCGCCACGGGCGCGACCGATACGGTGACGACCCCCATCCCGATTCTGTACGGGGTGACGACCTCGACGGCGGACTGCTACATCTCCTGCGTCCGGGGCAGCGTCCTGGGTGCGGCAACGTTCCCGGCGAACGCTTCGGTGACGCTGTCGCTGAACATCAACACGGGCTCGCAGGCCGGCGGGCAGACGGCGCTGGCCCGGCAGCTCACGGGCAACGCGCTCGCCTCCAACATCTTGTGGAAGACGGCGGGCGGCACCACGGCGGCGGCGATCACCGGCCTGACGATGACCACCGAACTGTGGGCGCAGAACATCCCATTCACGGCGGGCAGCAACTGGGGCGAGTGGTTCACGCCGGGGTTCGAGATCCCGATCCCGATCTCCACCCAGTTCGCGCTGTTCGTCACCGCGACCTCGGCTGGTACTGGCACCACGTTCCACGGCGAAGTCGAATACACCGAGTAATCCGTGTCTTTCCTGACTGGCACCCAGGCCGAGCTGCTATATTCAATGCCCGCGTCGGGCTCGGCGGTCACCGCTGCCGTGATAACGGTGATGTCGGGCAGCACGGCGGCGAACCCGGCGTACGCTCTGCCCGCGAACTATTTCAGCGTGCAGAGCGGTACGACGCCGGGGAAAGCGCTGCTGCTGAAGGGCGGCGGGTCGTGGGCTACCGCTACCGCCGCGCGTACCACCGCCTTCACGGTGGGCCTGGACACCACCGCCGGCACGCTGGGAATCACTCTCGCCAAAACAGGCACGCTGACTACCGTTGTCCAGGCCACTGCCGCCGCGTTCGACTTCGAGGTACTGGTCACGATGACCGCGCAGGGCGTCGGCGCGACGGCGGGCACCCTCAATGCGGTCGGCTGGGTGGAATACGGTGTCGCCAACAATGCCGCCACAGGCACGTTCGGTACCTACAGCAGCAACAACGCATCACGGTTCATGATCGGCACCCCGCAGACGGCGGTCACGTTCAACACGCTGACCTCGTATTACCTGGAAGTGTTCAACACGTGGGACGCGACCACGAACGCGCCGACGACCACCCTTACAAACTTTTACGTCTTCGGCCTACTCTGACCGTAGCCTGGGAGGCCAGCGAGAGGCGGTAGCCCATGGCCGCCACCGTCCGCAGCGCCTCCACCTACGCCTCCGCCGCTAACGACACGTCGGTTGCGATCACCCTGCCGGCTGGGTGGCAGCCCGGCGACGTGTGCTACGTCTTCGGCGAGCTGCGTGCCGCCACTGGCACGCTGAGCACATCCACGCCGGGATGGACGACGCTGACCGCGTCGTTCGCGTCGGGCTCATCCACCTCGTCGGCGATGGCCCTGTTCCGCCGGGTGCTGCAAACCGGGGACACGACTGGGCCGACGATCACCTGCACCAGCGGCCGGCTGAGCGCTATCGCGGTAGCGGTTCAGGGCGCGGACAATGGCACGCCCGAAGACGGCGTGACCGTCCTGACGAATAACAACGGCGCGTCGGCGGTCACCTCGGTCGCCGGGTCCGCGATCACCCCGAACGGGGCGGCGGACCTGCTGCTATGCGGGTACGGGTGCGGCGACCCTACGACCGCCAACACGAGTATCACGTTCGGCACCCCAGCGTCGATGACGATCGCCGCGCAGGTGGGCAGCACCCAGGCGGCAGCGACCGACTCGGCGGTCATGGTGGCCAGCCAGGCGCTGACATCGAACGCGCAGGTCACACCCGGGTCTAGCACGGTCACCACGGCGGCGGCGAATAATGCCGTCAACGGCCAGGCCATCACGCTCGTTGTCCTGTCTGCACCCAGCGGCGGCGGGGCCGTGCAGGCGCTGCCGGGCCGGACGTGGCTCCGCCGGTTCCACCACCAGCAGCAGCAGCCGCCGCCAGTCTCTGTCATCACCGCTGTCGTATCCGGGCCGCCGGTCTACCCGCTCGGTCACCCCATCCAGGCGAAGCAGTACCCGCCACTGCAAGGCGGGCGTACTAGCAACCGCAGGGGTGTATTCGCCCAGGCTGGGCC